CGCATAGCGTGGCCGGTGCTTTGCACTTTGCGCGCTCCCTGAGAAGTCCTCACCAGTTCGCCCCCTAAATCGTTTTCCAGCCGGGTCGTGGGTATCTCCACCCTCCCTCTCATGCATTCCCATGACACGCCGAAAGGCGCCGGCTTTCTTTTTTGTGGGGTTCACGTTCCGTGGACTTTTGCCCGCTGTGCAGCAATGTGCAGCGGGCTTTTTTCCTCCGCCTGAGACTGAGCACCATTTCCATCCAATTTCCACCCAACAACCCCACTGCCCGCACGACGCGGGCTTTTTCGTTTCTGGAGGTTCTATGCACCCCAACGCAGAAATATTGAATGGCATTGCGCGTGGGCAACGCGCCTTTGCACGATTCACGCCCCATGAGCAGGAATTCACGCCTTTGGAATTGCTGTCGTCCAGCGCGCTGCACGCACTGCTAAAGCCTGGGCCTGGCGTCGAGTTGCAGGGCAAGTGGGAGTTCAAGCTGGACGCCGATACCGAGGTGCAGCCATGACGCTCAATGCCATAGACCCTTTGATGCTTCCAATCCATGAGCAAAAGCTCTACTACGCCAACCGCCGGATAGCGGCGCTACAGGCAGCCATCGCCCAGACGGTGCCCCCTGCTCCCTTGTCTGGGGTTTTGTCGATGCGCTACGAGCACCCCGGTCTTGGGTGGCTGACTGTGCACTACACGATCAGTGAGGAAGAAGGCGCAACGGTGCTGGCGACGTATGTGTACTCCGTGGACATCTGCGAGCGCCTGGATGAAGGGGAGCTTGCCACCATCAGCGACGCATGCGCAAAGGCTTACGAGCAGGCCTGCAGCGAAAGCAATCTGGATTTTGAAATCGAGCGCCGCTATGGATAACCCATTCGACTACACACCACATCCCGCCTACCCACCGCCACTGCCGCCCGAGCAAGTGCGGGAGCTGCTGGGGCCTACAGATTCCGAGCACAGCGCGGATGCGCTTTAAGGAGACAAACCATGCTTTTCAAGATCAAAGTCAAAGGTGCGGGGGTCTTCACCCTGCCATTCCCATCCAACCGCGCAGCCCGCGTCTGGGCTGATGTTTGCTTTCCGCGCTGCCCACCGGCCAGCGTGTTCCGTGTGGAGGTGGCGGCATGACCGCCCCCATCCAACTGCAGCGCATCCCAAAGCGCAAAACCACCAAGCCCGCCACTGTGCGGGCTTTGTTTTGGTGGATCGCTTCCGTCTGCTTCTTCACCGCATGTGCCGCTGCCATATCGAGATTCGCATGAGCTGCACTACCGGCAAAAAGCCTCTGGACTACGAGCGCGCCCAGAAGCTGGCCAGCAAATCCAGCGCCTCCCACACCCATCCCATGACCGCCTACAAGTGCTACGCCTGCGGCTGGTGGCACCTGGGCCAGCCATTCCAAAAGCCCAAGCGGCTTCCCTACGTTCGCAAGAACAACCATCAATTGAGGTTTGTATGACTTCAACCCCCAAGCACGAGCTGAATCCCGCTGTCTTTCGCGCTGAGTACCGACGCCTGCGCCGCCGAGGATTCACGCGCGCCCAAGCGGCAGAGATCGCAACCTGGTTCAGCGAGCCACTTCCCTTCTAAACCCCAAGCCACCCCAAGGAACCCATCATGTCTATTGCAACCCTCGTGCTTGGCCAGTCTGGCACCGGCAAATCGGCCAGCCTGCGCAACCTCGACCCGGCTGACACATTGTTGATTCAGGCTGTTAAAAAGCCGCTGCCGTTTCGCGCCAGCACATGGAGCTACTTCAACAAAGACACCAACCCCAGCGGAAACATTTTTGTAACGGACCAATCCGCGCAGATCGTAAAGCTGATGAAGGGAACAAAGCGCAGCGTGATCGTGCTGGATGACTTCCAGTACATCCTGGCCAACGAGTTCATGCGCCGAGTTCTGGACAAGGAAACCGGCAATGCCGCGTTTGCCAAGTACAACGAGATTGCCCGCAGCGCGTGGGACATCCTCATGGCAGCAGGCCAGCAGGACGACGACAAGCGCATATACATCCTTGGGCACACGCAAGAGGATGACGCAGGCCGCATCAAGGCCAAGACCATCGGCAAGCTCTTGGATGAAAAAATCACCATAGAGGGTCTGCTGACCATCGTTCTGCGCACGGCGGTCATCAATGAACAGTACCTGTTCAGCACGCAGAACAACGGCAGCGACACCGTGAAAAGCCCCATGGGCCTTTTTGAAGATCCGCACATACCCAACGACCTCAAGGCTGTCGATGACGCCATCTGTAGCTATTACGGCATCGCCGCCACCGCCTAACCAACCCGCCCGCACCTAGCGGGCTTTTTTGTCCCCAAGCGAACCCAAGAAAGGCTATCGCAACCATGTACACAATCGACCCAACCGCAGCCCGCGAGGCAGAGAACTTCTCTAGCTTCCTGTCCGAGACTGGCAAATACAAAGGCAAGTTCATTCGCGCAGAAAAGCTCGTTAGCTCCAACAAAGGCACCCACGGCATCGGCTTTACGTTTGAGTCCGACAGCAAGCAGACAACGCGCTTTGACCTCTGGACCATGAACGCCCAAGGCGAGCACCTGATGGGCTTCAAGACACTGAGCGCGATCATGGCCTGCCTCAAGCTCAAGAATCTGGCTGTGGGCACCGGCCCTGTGGAGCGCTACGACTACGACACCAAGCAGCGCAACACGGTGCAGGCAGAAATCTTCCCCGACCTGCTGAACAAGCCTGTGGGCCTGGTGCTGGTCAATACAGAGTACGAGAAGATGCGCGAAGGCCATAAAACCGGCGAAACCGGATGGCGTCTGGAGCTGGTCGCGCCGTTTGAGGCGGCCACCGAGTTCACCGCTGCCGAAATCATGGACCGCGCCACCCAGCCCAAGAAGCTGGCCGCCATCGTTGCAACGCTGACAGACCGCCCGCTGAAAAATAAACCAGCCCAACGCCAGCAAGCGCCCGCAAGGTATGACGACGCGCCGCCCGTAGGCCATCCAGCCAATGGCGGGTTCAGCGCTCCAGATGACGACATCCCATTTGCCAACCCGCTGCGCAGCCGCGCCGCATTCCTGAGCATCTAACCCTTATGCGGGCCGCGCGCCCGCTTGGAGCAATCAATGCACATCACACTGTTTGACGCTGCGCAGCAAGTGCGTGAGAGTCTGGGACACGTCAACGAAGACGGCGAGCTGATCGAAACCTATGCCGAAAGCCGCGCCCTGTTTGAGCAAAAGGCCGTAGCCTGTGTGGCCTACGCCAAGGACGAAGCTGCAGGCATTGAAGCAGCCAAGGCCATGATTAAAGCCATGCAAGACAAGATCAAGGCGCGCGAAGCCCGCTTAGAACGCTTCAAGGTGTACATGGCAGAGTGCATGAAGGCCACCGGCATCACTGAGGTGAAGCACGAAACCGGGCTTTTTAGCGCCAAGCTGCACTTGGACCGCGACGAAAGCATTGTGATTGATGAAGGCGCTACATTCCCGGCTGCGCTGTGCAATCCACCAAAGCCGCCAGAACCCAGTAAGGCCTTGATTAAAGCGGCTATCAAAGCTGGAGAGCCAGTTGCAGGCGCACACTTGGTGCGCAAAGATCGACTCACCATCAGCTAACCCCCAAGGAGAAACCCGTGAACAAAACCGAACTGATCGAGCACATCGCTTACAACGCCGACCTGTCCAAGATGGGTGCCGCCCGCGCCTTGGAGGCCACGCTATCCGCTGTGCGCCAAACGCTGAAGAAGGGCGGTACTGTCTCGCTGGTGGGCTTTGGCACCTTCGAGGTCAGCAAGCGCGCCGCCCGTACCGGCCGCAACCCACGCACCGGTGAAGCCGTCGAGATCAAAGCCGCCAAGGTGCCCAAGTTCACCCCCGGCAAGGCTCTCAAGGACGCCTTGAACTAAAAAAGATAGCTTTCACCACAAGCCCGCTGTAGCCCAGCGGGCTTTTTTATTGCCCGTTTCATTACAGGAGAGAGGCTCATGGCCTTTGAACTTGAAGATTTCACCCCCGTCAAGCTGTGCAGCATCAACGCACGCAGCGAAAAGCATGGGCCTGATGAGTTGCACCCTGCAGTCGATCTGAAATTTCAGCTCGATGCCGCCAACACCATCCTGAGCCACCTGGATAGCGCCCTGCTCTCCAGCCTGTACCACAAGAGCGAAGCCGGGGGGCAAGGTGGGCAGCAGTCGCTGGATGGCGTGGACGAGGCCGTGAACTTGCCCAATCTGCGCTTTCCCTTCATGGGCACGATCAAGTGGGCCAAGGAATACGCCGGTTACACCCTCACCATTGAGCATGGCCTGGGCGGCGCCAGCGACATCCAGCTGCTGGACTGCAAGGTCAACGAGTTCCGTATCAACCCCAAGGAAGGCGGCACGGTGGAGCTCGGGTTCCGTGTGCAGTGCTCCACCAACCTGACGGAAAAGACGATGGGCAAGCTGGCCCTGCTGGTGCAGCACGAGGTGCCCATCATGCTGCAAGCCCCGGAAGCCAAGGACGATCAGCAGGACATTGAGAATCCGCTGCCATTCTCCAAGCAGCCAGGTGAAGACGATGTGCCCAACCCCTTCCCTTCGGCCAATGTGCTGACACCGGAGAAGGCATTTGAGAACGCGGTGCTGCAGTAAACCCCGCGCCAACCGAGACAGCCCGCAATACGCGGGCTTTTTATCTTCCAGAGGAATAAGCACAGCGCCCGCCAGGGTGCTGTCCTGATTCCCCTGCACATGGAGACCACATGCTCAATAGCAAATGCACGAAGCGTTTACTCCCGCTGCACAGGCTGGGAAAGCGCGCACTACAGATATTCGCCAAGCGAACTTTCAAAGCATTCACCAAGTCGCCTCGCGCCAAAAAGCTGATGATTGCTTTGTACGGCCACAACTGCACACCCTTGGCCATAGCCATGAAGCGCACCATGCTCATGCCCCGTGCTGATGTGGACGCCATCATGGAGCTGTCAGAACTGAGCATTAAGCAAGCAGCGCGTGGCGAGCTCACGCACGACAGCTTCTCCATGCTGTGCACCGCCCTTGGTATAGCCAAAGAAGTTGAGCGCCACGGAGAAATTCGCGGCTTTGCCCAGGACATCGCTGCAGCCGATTCTGCGCTCAGCAGCATTTATTCCCGCTGCATGGCATCACCGCCTGTATGGCAGACAAAAGCATGTACGGCCTCTGAGCTTTCAGCGCTGCAGAACTTCATCAGCATTCACCGCTTCCAAATGGAAAACATCTTGCGCGCCACTCTGGTGAGTATCTCCAGCGCCATGGAAATCAAGGAGAAATCCAAAGGCGTGGCGCCAGCGATGGATGTGGCTAGCGAAATACAGCAAATGCGCAAAGCCTTCCATGGCTATGAAATGCAATTTCCAAGACTGGTTGCCGCATGAATGCCAAGTACATCCGCTGGCGCTGCGAACGCGTTGACCAACTGCTGGCTACGGAAACGCCACGACTGGAGCTGCTTGCGGTCATCCGGCAAGAAGAATTGGCCCGCCCATGGGAGCATGATCCTCGCCCCAATCCACGACCACTGCCCATGGGTGATGCCCACTACGGGCTGAACCCCAAACACCTGCAGCCCGCCACCTGAGCGGGCATTTCTTTTTCTGGAGATAGACATGACGCAACAACAGCCATCCAACCATATTCCCGAAGCCAAGAAAATGGTTCCAGGCGACGAGCTGCACCTGACATTGCTCATGGCACCGTTCAGCCTGAACTTTTTCACCGGCCAGGACAGGCAACACCTGCTGGCCTTCGGTCGCGCCGCCTTTGAGGCAGGCCAAGCAGCAGCGCAGCAGGCAGTGCAGGCCGTTGTGCCAAGCGATGCCGATATTGATGCTGCGATTCAGGCATTCGATTGGGATGGATGGATTGACCAGGGCAAGGCAAAGCGCGCATTCACCCGCGAAGCCTTGGCGCGCTGGGCCGCCCCCGCGCACCCCGCAGAGGGAGCGCCAGCACAGGCAGAGCCATTCATGTGGGCCATCCAAGAGCCAGGGGGCAGCGCTTACATGGACAAAAACTGCGTCAGCACATCGCGGGGAATCGTAGAGGCAGAAGTCGATGGCCTGAATTTGGGTCTGGATGCCGATGACGAGCCGTACAAGGTCGTGCCTGTCTACCTTGCCGCCACCCAGCCAGCGCAGGCAGTGCCGTCTGATGATGATGCGTTTCAAGCTGCAATCGACATGCTGCATTCGGCTCGCGTAGAGCTGGATTTGTTGCGTGAGGCATTGAATGTCCCCGTCGAACCGCACCAATCGCTGTTTGAGCGAGTTCTAGATGCTGCCAAGGCCACCCACCCCACCCAGCAGGGGATGGATGCATTTCGCGCCCTCTACGATTCAGTTGTTCATTCCATTGATGAAGGGCTGCTAACAGGAAAGGCTCTTGAAGCAATCATTCTTGTCCCTGCAGTAGATTTCTTTGAGTCTGCAAAACAGACATACACAAAAGAACCGCAATCAGAGCTGGAGCTAAATTCTGCGCGCTGGAAGCATGTAACAAATGAAGCTGGAACAGGAATGGTTTCGCTAGTCCGCTTTGCATCGAATGGCAGTCCTTGCGCGTTGATTGGTAGTGAAGCCAATTCCTTCGTAGATGCTGCCATTGCAGCCCAAGCCAAGCAGGGAGGTGAGTGATGCGTTCAAAAATCATTGAAGTGCTGACCACCCACAAAGGCGGAACCATGACTTACCACATCGCCAACATGATCGGCTTCCGTGGCAACGCAGCGCCTGTGCGCCGCGAGCTGGCAAAGATGATGCGCGAAGGACTGGTAGAGCACGCGCCGGACAACATCTATGCGCGGCAGATCAAATGGCGACTTTTGCGCTCCACCCAAGCAGCCAAGCAGGGAGAGCAGCCATGACCCACACAAGCACAGAGCAGCAAATAGCTGCAGCATGGAATGCACAAGCTGATGAGTTCAATCAGTGGGATGAACTTGACTTATGCGAGAAGATCGAGTGGGCAGCGCACTGGGGCGCATCCCAAGCGCGCGTGCCGCTGGCTATGTACCAGCGCAACACTATCAAGGCAAACGCTTGGCGCGAAACGATGGTAGGCGGTTATTACGATGCAAACGCCATCATTGATGCGACAGAACGCGCCCACGGCATCACACAGGAGAAGCAGGGATGACACGCCACACAGACGCAGAGCAAGAGCGCGCAAGCCTTGGCGCTTTCATTGACCGAGCCGGGCGCGATGGGTTTGACACTGCACATACCTTCTTTGACTGCGGGGAAGTTGTGTTCTTAAACCCTGACACAGCCGACCTATGGGGTTTTTGGCAAGCAGCGCGCCGCGCTCCAGCAGCACCAGTGCCGCAAGGGCTGCGCGAAGCTGCGCAAGCAGTTGTAGAGCGCTGGGACACGCCACTATGGAAAGACGTGCCCGCAACTGCGGTCTATATCGCTGACTTGCGCGCAGCACTCGCCGCCGCGCCCCAGCCACCAGCAAATGAGACATAGCACCAGATTGGCAGCCAAGCCGCATATCTGCCGCCAGTGCAAGACAAACATTCAACCAGGAAGCACCTACGTGCGAATTACTGAACTTGATGGCCGACGCCACAAAGACCGTAAGTACCACCCTGGGTGTGCACCAACAAGGAAAGAAGATGGCAACCCGCAAACGTGATATTCGCCGCCAGCGCCGTGAGCGCGAACAAGAGAAACGCTACCCCGAACCCCGCCACTGAGCGGGGTTTGTTTTTCCATGACTGCGTACTACAACGAAATAGACCCATTCGCAGCCCAGTGGCTGCGCAACCTGATATGTGCCGGACACATAGCTCCCGGTGTTGTGGATGAACGGAGTATTGAAGATGTCAGACCGAGTGACCTCAAAGGATTCGCACAGTGCCACTTCTTTGCAGGAATTGGCGTCTGGAGCCTGGCTCTGCGAAACGCCGGATGGGCAGACTCTCGACCTGTTTGGACAGGTTCCTGTCCGTGCCAACCTTTCAGCGCGGCAGGCGCGGG